ATGGGCCGCAAGAACGGGAAGACCGCCTTGATCGCGGCGATCGCGCTCGTCCATCTGATCGGCCCGGAAGCGGTCCCAAACGGGGAAATCTACAGCGCAGCTAATGACCGCGATCAAGCGTCCATCATCTTCAAGTTTGCGAGACAGATGGTGGAGCTTGAGCCCGAGCTCCGCTCGCAGATCGAGATCATCGGTTCGACCAAGACGATGCTCTCGCGCAGGACCGGCTCGATCTACCGCGCGGTGTCGGCGGAAGCGGGCACGAAACACGGCTATCAACCGACCGTCGTCATATACGACGAGCTCGCGCAATCGAAGACGCGCGATCTCTATGACGTGCTCGATACGAGCTTCGGCGCGACCGTCGAGCCGCTGTTTATCGTGATCTCGACTCAGTCCAACGACCCGGAGCACGTGCTCTCGAAATTGATCGACGACGGCTTGTCGAAGACCGATCCGACGATCGTGTGCCATCTGTGGGCGGCCGACGAAGGCTGCGAGCTCGGCGACGAAGACCAGTGGTACAAGGCCAACCCGGCGCTCGGCGACTTCCGCGACTATGACGACTTCGTCAACGCGATCAGGAAGGCCGAGCGGATGCCCGCGGAAGAGCCGAAGGTGCGCAATCTTCTGCTCAATCAACGCGTCTCGCCGAGCGCCACGCTGATCTCGCGCGCCGAGTGGATGGCGTGCAAAGGCGAAGCCGAGATCGAGCGCGGCGAGGAAGTCTATCTCGGGCTCGACCTATCGTCGGTGCTCGACCTGACCGCCCTGGTCATGGGCTCGGTCAGCGACCCCTGTCGCATCAAGACGTTTTTCTGGAAGCCGCGCGAGTATCTGGTCGACCACTCGCATCGCGACTTTGGCTCGGGCAACACGCGTTATGCTGAATGGATGCAAGCCGGACATTTGCGCGGAAGCCCCGGCCGCTCGATCGACCCCGCCGTCGTCGCGATGGCGATCGCCGAGCTCTATGGGGAATATCAGGTCAAGGGCTTGGCCTTCGACCGCTGGCGCGTCGACGACTTCCTGCGCGAGCTCGATCGCGTCGGGATGCAGGCGTACAAGGATACGATCGAGCCGCAAGACCCCTACAAGCTGCCGCGCGGCGTCGGACTGCGGCTCGTGCCTTGGGGTCAAGGCTTTCGCGATATGGCCCCGGCGATCGACGCGCTCGAAATGGCGGTCTGCGAGCGCAAGCTGACGCACGGCAGCAATCCCGTCATGAATTGGTGCATGGCGAACGCGATCGCCACGACGGACCCGGCCGGGAACAGAAAGCTCGACAAGGAAAAGTCGATTTTCAGGATTGACGGCGCGGTCGCCTTGGCGATGATGATGGGCTTGCGTCAGCGCGACCGGCTGACGAATAACATTGATGTCGACGCCCTGATAGGCTGATGCCTCTGCCGCCCTGGCAACCGATGGCGACAGTGCCGCGCGACGGCACGGCAAGCCTTGTCTTTTACGATGATTTCAGCGGAACGGAGATTTTGGCCTATGACAGCGAACAAAAAACGTGGCTGTTATTTGAAGGTCTGGCGGACGGTCGACCATTTTGGGACGAGTGGGGCAAGACGTTCAATCACGGTTGGGGTTGGATGCCCCTGCCGCAGGAATTGCAGGAGCAGCTTGCCGAGTGGGCGCTGCCAGAGTTTACGGCATGACCAGAAAAAAGCCCCTTCGCAAGCGCAGGAAGCGCGCGCCGTCGCTGAAGTCGCGGATCGAGGCGCTAGAGCGCAAGCTCAATAGCGCGGCGTTCTTCATCGGCGCAGACAAAAAGCGGATCGACGAGTTAGACGACGCGATTGCGGCGCTGAAGCGGATGCTCGACAGCGTGCAGGCGCTCGCCAGCAAAAACAAAGAACACATCGGCGATGCGGAATCCGAGATCGCGGACCTGAATCATAGCGTCGGCTGGCATCAAAAAATGTATAACGAATGGGGCGTGCTCAAGTCGCAGCTCGACACGCTCATTCACAACAGCCCGGCGCACTACAAGGATCATCACGGCAACCTGATCCGGGTCTACACGCCGCCACCGATGCCGCAGAAAGTGCTGCCATGACCGAATGCCAAGAGTGCGGCGGCTCGGGTCAGTGCCCGTGGTGCGACGGACAGGGTGAGCTCCCGAGCGGCGAGATTTGCGGCGACTGCGAGGGCTCGGGCGATTGCTTGGCGTGCAAGGGCGAGGGCGAAGTCGAAGAGCCCGCAGCGGGGACGTATCAGCTGTGAAGCTGAGCAAATCGCAAAGAGCAAAGCGCAATAAGCGGCGGCTGCGCCGGAAACACAACTTCGCGCGCGGGCTTGCGCGCAGTCACGGACTTCGGGGAATGAATTACGACAGCTGCTCGCCCGGCGGTCATGGCGTATCGGGCGGACTGCCGTCGCTCGGGAAGCGGCGCTGATTTTACAGCTACGGCGGACAGCATCGGATCATATCGGATACGGATTTCGGCCGGGGTTGTAAAAAACCAGTCGAATCAATGCGGGTAGGATTCAGAACGAATCCTGAAATCAGGTAAAAGCCCAACGATTCCAATGGGCATTTTACAAGTGCGGCTGTAAAAAATCGAGGCGGTTTTACAGATGGCCTGCGAACGCTTTCTCGACGATAGGGCGAGATTATATTGCGGCGACTGCCGCGCGGTGCTCGCAGAGTTGCCAGAAGATCGTTTTGATTCTTGCGTGACCGATCCGCCTTACGGCATCAGCTTCATGAACCGCCTATGGGACGGCGGCGAGATCGCCTTCGTTCCCGCGACGTGGTGCGCGATTTTTCGCGTGCTCAAGCCCGGCGCGCATCTGGTCGCATTCGGCGGAACGCGCACCTATGCCCGCATGGCGGTTGCGATCGAGGACGCGGGCTTTGAGATTCGCGATACGATTGCGTGGCTGTACGGAAGCGGATTCCCGAAATCGCACAGCGTAAGCAAACACATTGATCGTGAGGCAGGCGCAACGCGAGAAATAAAAAGCATTCCGTTGGGGAAGATGAATCCTAGCATTTGGAAAGTCGAGAATGGAGGCCAAAAAAATCATTGGTTGGCCGATGCCAAAAAACAAGGAAAGAAAACAGTTGAGATTTGGGGCGATGATCCTGTTACCGACGCCGCGCGGCAATGGGACGGCTGGGGCACCGCGCTCAAGCCCGCGATGGAATTGATAGTACTCGCGCGCAAGCCGCTATCCGAGGGCACCGTCGCCGCCAACGTGCTCAAATGGGGAACCGGCGCGATTAATGTGGATGGGTGCCGGATTGAAGCGCCGGAAGGTTTGACGAACAGCGGCGATTGCGTTGGGAATAGCGCATTGCCGATGAATGCCAAAGCCGGAATTGATGAGGATCGGTGTCGTAGTCGAGCGCATGTAGGCGGTCGCTGGCCCGCCAACGTGACCCACGACGGCAGCGCGGAAGTCACGGCGGCGTTTCCTGAAAGTAACGGACAACAAGGCGATTTGCGCGGTACAGAGCCGAGCGAGTGTTTTAGCGGTTCTGCCGCGCGTTTCTTTTTTACATCGCGAGAAGGCGAGGCATCGGCCGATAGGCGTTACACCGACAAGGGCGCGACCAACTTTGCCGCGCTTCCTGGTCAGCGGCGCGAGCCGACAGACGCCGCGCGCTTCTTCTACACCTCAAAGGCCGGAAAGGACGACAGAATCTCGCGCTACGTTGAAGATGTGAGGATCGAATGGATTTCCGAATCAGAGCCATGCCAAGTAGTGCTCCGGGTGGATACGGAACCATCACACGAAAAGGATATCGCCGTATCAGTATCAGAGGGCGACAGTGGATGGAGCACGTTCTTGTGTGGGAGCATGCTAACGGACCTGTTCCAGAAAGCTACTGCTTGCACCATCGTAACGGCGACAAGCTCGACAACCGAATCGAAAACTTGGAATTGGTTGATGCGCTTACTCACAAGCGCATGCACAGCGGATGTGAATTACGAGACGGGGAATGGTGGAAGCCTTGTTGCAAGTGCGGCGATTGGTACAAGGCAGATGACTATTACGCTCGGCGACACGGTATCTCTCCCTGGTGCAGACCGTGCTGTATCGAAAACGCCGTTGAAAATAAGCGTAAGCGGAAGGCTGCACGGTCATCCAACTGTTAAACCCCTCGATCTGATGCAGTGGCTCGTCCGGTTGGTGACGCCGCCCGGGGGCCTGGTGCTCGATCCGTTCGCAGGCACGGGGACCACGGCCGAGGCCGCCTTCCGCGAGGGCATGCGTGCGGAACTGATCGAGGCCGAACCCGAATATCAGGCCGACATCCGCCGCCGCATGGCGCTCGTGCTGGCTGGACCCGGTGAGCGGGCGCGTGAAAGCGTTAAGGCCAAGAATCTTCCACGCGATGATGGGCCGCTGTTTCGATAAAATCGAGGCGGTCCAAAGCCGCAGGGCGCCATTCTCTGCCGTGAGCGATAACCCCATCATCTTGAAATGCAATGGGTGTGGGCGCTCGATCCGTTATCCGCGCGAGACTGATCTCAGTATTCCGCTCAACGTCGTCACGATCCTACAGCCCCATTGCGATCGATGTTGGCACGGAGAGCCCGAAGGTGAGATGTGGTTTGACGCAAATGGTTGTATCGTATCGCAATGATCGGCATCTGGAAGCATCCCGACTACCCGATGACGACGCTCGAAGACGCGCGCGAGTCGATGTTTCAGGCGACGCGCGATTACCGCGCCGGGCTGCTCGATGACTTCACCTATGCCGACGTGCGCGCCATGCTGCACGACGCGATGGCGAGAATGGAAAATGAACGAATACCCGATGCGAAGCCTCGCGGAAGCGCGGGACTCGATCGTGCGAGCGGCGGCTGATCGAGCGGCGCTGCGCATCGGCGACGCCGAGCTCCGCGCCGTCAAAGAACATTTCCATCGCCGCATGATGCAGATCAAAAAGCAGGCGCTCTTGTCGGGCGCCGCGAAGATCAGAACGCGAGGCAGCAATGAGCTTGGGAGAGGACCGCGTCCGCGTCAGCTTCAACCCGTCCGCCGATAGCGCCGTCGACGAGCTCAAACAGCTGACGGCAGACCTGATCAACAAATGCCAAGCCCGCAAGAACGACGGCGGTGTCGGCGGCGAAGAGGCGCGGCTGTGGTCGCTCGCGATGAC